GCACCTTGGAGCACCACGCCTTGCTGGGTGATGTTGAACAACTCTTGGGCCACGGCCTCAGCGTCTTCAAAATCTTTGACTCTCAGCTCGGCTTTCGCCTTGCCGTAGCCATCCAGTTTGGCTTGCCATGCTTTTTGCTGATTCATAACTTCAGCTTCTTGCTTGGCTGCGGCTTCATCGGCTTGTCGCTTGCGCTCAAACCAATCGGCCAGTGCTGCCTCGAATTTGTCAGCGTCATAGTCGTGTTCTTCAAGACTTGGCTTCTTGCCTAGCACGACTGGCTTGGTCTCAGTCTGTGCGGTGCTTTGCAGCTTGCCTTGCAGTTCACGGTTTTGCCGTTGCAATTCTCTGTTCGTCTTACGCAGCTCGCGTACCCATTCAGGCGCATGAGTCTGTTCTTCGGGAGGTGGCGCTTCCTCACCAATGGATACGATTACCTCTTCGCTGTCGCCTTCGTTGCTTTCGGTGTCTTGGTCTTCGCCCTGGTCATCGATGGATTTGTGCTCATCGGTGGTTTGCTCAGTGCTTTGGCCTTCGTCCTCAACAACAATGGTGTCATCGTCTTGGTTTTCTTCTCCTGATACTGCCTTTGTGTTCATCTTCTGACCCCATCAAACTCACCCATTAGAACGGCTGGGTGGATGCCGTTTATCACATTCTCGCGCTTTTTCGTTCATCTTACAACTGGTTGAACGATCTGGCCTTGCAAAATTTGTTGCACAGCCTCTGCATTTGTGAGCGCCATGTTCTGCGCTGTCTCATCGATTTTGCCCAGCGTCTCTAGCGTTTGAGCGCGTTTGAGTTCTGCGCTGGCCACGGTTTCGACGGTGTCTGCTCGGGCTTTGGCTGCTTTGGCAGTTTCATTCTCAGCTGCGGCTTGCAGGTACATGGCATTCGGGTCTTGAGGCTTGCCTTGCATTTCGGCCATGAGTTCTTCGGCTTCCATGTCGGTCGGCTTGACCACACCCATGCGCAGGAGCTTCTTGCGGAAGTAGGCATTGGCATCACCCACGCCTTCGCCTTCCATGTTCATCATGGCCATTGCAGTCAGCACTTGTGCCGTCTCTGGGTCTTGAGTGATCTGGAGCATGCCGGTCAAGGCGCGGACAGTTGCCTGGCGCTTGGTGCTGCTCGATGGTCCAACGTCTGCGACCACATCGAATGTGGCGCTGGTCAGGTCGTTGGCCATGACCACTTCGCCAGTTTCCTGATCGATGGTTGGCTGCATGAGTTCGACCAAGCCAGCCTCGCCAGTTGGCGCGATGGTCTTCATCTTGCGCTTGTCTTCGGTGTAGATGTCCTTGGCCATCGACAGCCAGATTTCACCGCAGCGCTTCATGCCCTTGGCAAAGTTGCTCATGTAGATGAATGCTTGGCCATCGACTCGGGCCTGAATCATCTCCACGGCCTTGCCTGAGATGTTGCTCACCATCTTGTCTGCGCCAGCTGGGTTGCCAAGAATGTCTTGCATGTCGGTTTCGGTGATCTGCAAGAGCGCGGCCATTGCCGGTGGGATGGCTGCCGATCTGGTGTAGGCCACAGGACCGCTGACTGCCTGGTTGCCGTTCTGGTCTGTGATCGGGTTGATCAGCAGGTACGGATAGTCCTTGAGGTTGTCCTCGGCCCACATGACTTGGTGGCCAGCGACCTGCTCAGGCGTGAGGATTGGCTTCTCGACTGAGGACAAGGCGCTGATCTCGCCCAGCTTGGACAGTTGCATGTTCTTGAGGCGCTGGGCATCCTTGGCCAGACGCACATGGCCCATGCATCGCTCGACATTGTCGACAAACCAGCGTTTGCCGTAAACGACCACGATCGGGATGCACTTGCCTGCAATGTAGCCTGCGTCTTCGAGCACCTTGCCACCGGACATGATGTACTTGTGCACGCGCTTGGTCTTGATCCTGCGCTGGCGCACTTCGACTGTGCCGATGGCTGCCAGAGTTTCCTCAAGCATTTCGTCTTTGGCAAAGTCGGCTTGGGTGTAGCGCTCTTCCTCGCCTGTGATGGTTTGGAAAATGCGGATGGTCTCGGTCTTTTCCTCGACCTTGTAGTACTCGGCCACATAGACCACATCGGGAGTGCACCAGTCGAATTCGTACTGGTGAATGATCTTTGGCCAGTCGGTCGGGTCATCGCCCCATGTGTCTTTGTATGCCTGGCGCGTCATCGATGTGACGACAAAGCAGAACTTGGCATCGGACTTGTCTTGGCGTTTAGCACCAAGGTCAAAGAACACCGAGCTGTCAGCATCGAAGATTGGCTCGATGCGGATTCGCTGGCGGTCGTCCTCTGGGTCTTCCTCGTTTTCGTAGACGGTGCGCAAGCGCCATGCACCAATGCCACCACCGACCGCTTCTTCGAATGCGTTGTCGTAGGCTTCATCGGCCACCGATGCCTGTTCGTCTGCTCGGTACAGGCCATCGCAGACCTCGGCCAGCTTGTCGTTCTCAGCGCCATCTTTGGAGACAAAGTCCACCGTGATGCGATTGTTTCGATATTCGTTGACCACTCGGATCACGGCCAGCATGATCTTGTTGACCTCGAACTTGGGTTTGTTCTCGTACTGGTCCCAGAGTGGGCCTTCCCACTGGCTGCCTGCTAGGGAGTAGAAGCGTCTGTCTTGCAGGCATTGCAAGCGCTCGTCGCGCAGTGCGCTTTGCACATCATCGAATTGCGCGAGGGCTTCGTCGTGCAGGTTCGCAAGGCGTTGATCATTTGAGAGTCGGGCCATGTTATATCCTCATTTTGTGTGATTTTCTCACCATTTCTTTACATTTGGCAATGGAGTGAATGTTGCAGGCTTCGTGATGGCCGATCGTCTCACACCTTCGCAGGCATAACGCAGGGCATCGATCACGTGGTTTTTCTTGTCTTCGAGCACCGGCAAGATTTTGCCGGTCAGTGGGTCTTGCTTGTAACTGTACAGCGTCAGCTCGTCAATGGTGTGGATGCACCGAGGGTGCACGACGATGTCGTAGTTCTTCAAAAACTCGATGCCTTCCTCGACCGACTTTGGACCTTTGACCGCTGTCATGATCTTTGGAAAGCCATTCTTTTTCATGTGGCTGATCGTCTCTGGCCTGGCTGAGTCGGCCACGATTGGCCACTTCTCGGCCTCGGGCACTTGCATGAACAGCTCAGGCGTGTTGACGATCTCGCATCCGACCATGTAGGCCTCGTAGTCGATGTAGAGCGTGCGGCCAATGATGTGGCAGCGCACCAGCGTAGTCGGGTCGACCGCGAAACCCCAGTCAGCACCGAGCCGGTGGATTGCGTCTGGCGGTGCCTCGAAGTCCTCGACACGCCAGTTCTTAAACACCCTGGTGTTGCTGTTTGTGAGGTAGCTTCCCATCCAGACATGCTGGTATTTGTCTGGGTCGCGCCTCTTGTCGTACTCCATCTCATCGCGCAGGACATCAGGAAACCAAGGGTTGTCGGTGAAGTTGACCTTCAAGACCTGAGCGTCTTTGGGTGGCGTTGGACCGCGAAGCAGGAAGTCGACTGGGTCGTTCTGCTGGCGCGGGTTCCATGTAAACCACAGCTCGGACTCGGGCTTGCGGATGGTTGGCCGCAGCAGGTCGAGGCTGGTCTGGCTCAGGCTTTGAGCCTCCTCCACCCAAGCGCAGTCGTAACCTTCGAGCGACTTGATCGAGTCGGCTGTGTGGTTTTGCATGCCTTGGAAGATGATCATGCCATCGCCTTTGCGCGACTTGATCACGGCTTCTTGCACCTCGAAGTAAGCGCCAGCGTTCATTTGCTCGATCTTGGTTTCGAGCAGGCGCTTGACCGATTGGTTCAGCGACTTCTGGATTTCACGCACGCAGACGCTTCTGCGCTTCTGGTCCATGATGTGGGCCTCGATCATCAGCTCGGCAAACATGTGGGACTTGCCGGAGCCTCGGCCACCCCAAGCGCCTTTGTATCGGCTTGGCTCTAGCAGTGGAACTGCCCACTCAGGTGTTGGAAGCTGTAAAACTGTCATGCCTTGACGACCACGCGCTCAATTCTTTGCACCAGGGGATTGGCAGGATCGCCAGAAACCTCAATCTTGTCGCCAAACTTCTTTGGAGCCAGTTTGGACAACAGCCATTTGCGTGTGTCGACTTGAAGCCTGTGCTTTTGCACTGCTGCCCAGTCTTTCTTGCCATCCACGGCCACGCCAACGTCTTGATCGCTGATCTCCATGATCTCTGTGGCCATGCGTTCGATCAGGTCTTCCCTCGCGCGCGCGTAATTCTCCGCAAGGATAGCATCATCATCAACCCACCGTGAGAAAGTGCTTTGAGGAACACCAGCTGCTTGACATGCTTTGAAGGCGCTCAGACCGCTGCGCATTCCTTCCAGCACCATGTCAGCGATCACGGCTCGGTCTTCACTGCCAGGCTTAGTTCGCTTGGCTGGAGCTTTTGCTTTGTGTGATTTTGTGGTCATGCTGCATTGTCCTTCATGTTTTCAATTCGCGCTAGTTTCATGGCATCTTTTAAATCCATTCTGAGTTGCTCGTTTGCGGCCTGCTCATCTTGAAGTCGGATGTAGACCTCGGTTGCAAACTTGGCCAGCGTGTCATGTTGCCATGTTGTGAAGTTTGGGGTTTCTCTTTGTTTGGTCATTTTCTTGATCTGCCTGTGGATAACTTTTGACTAAGGGTTTTTACTAATACGACATGAAATTGATCCGCATCGCAAGGGAACTGGGAACACACCTAAAGGTGTGTGTTCCGTTCCGTTCCCGTTTTGCGCTGTTTTGCCAAGGGAACTGCGTTCCGTTTTTTTCCGTTCCGTTCCGTTGTTACCATTATCATCCTGTGGATAAGTCTGTGGATAAGTCATTCAACGCTCTGACTTTCTAATCATCATGACGCTTGCTTGAGTGTCGTCAATCACGATCCAGCCATGCTCAAATGACTCGATTATTTCGGCCACCAACATGTCAGCGATGGGTTTTCCTGTTGCGCTTGGCTTGATGTAAACCTTGGCTGAGGACTCGCTCACATTCATTTTCTGCACCAAGTATTCCATCATGGCCGAACGGCTGAGGTATGGCAAACCATTGCGTTCTTCGGCTCCTGATGCCCACCAAGCGTTCTCGAAAGTCTTGCGATGGCTGTCGATCTTGCTGTCTTTTTTGGTCACAGTTGGGGCTTGAGCTTGGATGATCACAGCGCTTGTGACTTGCTGGTCGTCTTCATCGCGCCAGCCAGGGATGACCACTTGTTGCAGCTCAACGTGGATGGTCTCGGCCAGTTCTGCATCTTTGGACTTGCGCTGCACGATCTGCATGGGCACGTTGTCCTTGCCTGGCACGATGCTGATCTCGATGTCCAGAGCACCTCGCCATGCGCTTGAGCCTCGCGCCCTGTGCTGGGCTTCGTCTGACACGCCTGTGTGGTGCACCAAGATCACCGAGCAGTTGAATTCCTGCATGAGTGCGTTGCATGCGTCCAGCATGGTCTTGGCATCTTGTGCGCTGTTTTCATCGCCTGATAGGAATCGGTGCAGGGTGTCGACCACGATCACGCTGGGCCTGTCTTTCAGCATCCTGACTTGCTCGACCACTTTGAGGTAGCCGGTCGGGGTGTTGAGGTCGCATCCGTCTTTGGACAGCCACATGGCCAGTTTGCCTGCTTTGTGGTGGTGCTTCCAAGCTGCCACCCTGCCGCGCAGACCGTGGTGGCCTTCACCGGCCAGATAGACCACATTGCCTTGGCGCACTTTGTGGCCTGCCCAGTCTTCTGTTCCGCTGGCCATGCGCAGGCACCAGTCGAGCACTACGAATGTCTTGCCGCCACCGCTTGGGCCGTGGACCATCACTAGGGCTTGGGATTGAATCCATCGCTTGACGAGCCAGCTAATGGGGCTTGGCTGTGCGCAGAAGTCATCGGCTGGGATGAGCCAGTCGTCTGCCGGTGGCATGAGCAGGCCTGCCAGATCGTGGCCAGCCTGTGCATAATCGTTGGCATCACCGAGTATCGGAGGCATCACCATGCGTGCACCGTACTTGGCACTGGCCTGCTCTGCGTAGCGTTGGCCGACACCGCTTTGGTCATGGTCTGCGACGATCACGATGTCTTGAGTTGCTCCATACATTTCCCTGAGTGTGCCAGTGACCGGCACCAGATTGCTGGCGCTGTATGCCACCACGACTGGCCTGTCGGTGGTTTCGTGGATGGTGGCTGCCGTTGCGAAGCCCTCGGCCACGAACAGTGTGCCAGGCTCATCTAGTGAGCCTACCATCCAGAATTTGCCGCCTGTCTGACCGCCTGGGTGGTAGAGTTTGCCGCCTTCGTGGTCGATGTACTGCAAGGTGGCCAGAGTGCCGTCTTCGTCATAGAGTGGCAGCACCAACCGACCGTCTCCTGTTGCCCTTGCACCATGCGTTTGAATGCCCTTCTTGGCCAAGTATGGATGATCTGGAAGTGCCGCCTGTGCGCCTGTCCAGATTTTCTCGACCGTGTCGCTGGCCACTTGGTGCTGGCGCTCGAGTGCTGCGTCTCGCAGGGCTTTGGCTTCGGCCAGTCGCTTGGCGTGTGACATTTCCTCGGTCTGCGTGAGTTTTCGTCCTACGTCTGCACGCCATGTCACTTCCATGCCTGCTCGCCAGCATCCGAATCGACCGGCTGGGATGCCGTCTCCGAACACCAGATACCAGCCTGGCTTGTCACCGTGGCCAGGTGCGCCTTTGGTGCCAGATTTGAATCGGTGAATCTTGCCATCCATGAGGATTTCCTCTGGTGGCTGGAGGCCTGCTGCACGCATTGCGTCAATGAGCTGCGCCTCTGGTGGTGCGACGAGTTTTTCTGGTGGTGGTGCCCAAGGTCCACCAAGCACTTTTGAGAGGTCAGCCATGCGTCACCTTGCGGCTTTCCAAGTAGTTGGACAGCGCCAGCAGGACTTTGTGGGTTGGGTTTGCGTTGGGGTTATCGCGCACTTGGCGAATGGTGTTGTAGTGCACGCCAGTGGCTTCGGCCACCTTGACAGGCATTCGGTCGGAGAGCGCGTCTCGTATCTGCTCTAGGGTCATCATGTTTTTTTCCTTTGTTGAAAATATTTATTGCGATGTGTGGATATTACACTAAAAAATGGTTTATAGTTACGTCACACCTCGAACTGATTCCCAGACGGAGGTGCAAAAAAAAGGAGAGCCAAATGGCTATCAATTTGAAATCGACCGGCAGCTTGTCTGCCAATGGAGTGAAGTTGTTGGTGTACGGCCAAGCCGGTGCTGGTAAGACCACGCTGGTCAAGACCCTTCCCAATGTGATTGTTCTCAGTGCCGAGGGTGGCCTGCTGTCCATTCAGGACGCTGACTTGCCTTACATCGAGATCGCCTCGATGGACGACTTGCGCGAGGCCTTCACATGGGCCAGAGACAGCAAGGAGGCCGCAGGCTTTCAGTCGGTGGCGCTTGACTCGATCAGCGAAGTTGCTGAGGTGGTGTTGTCCCATGAGATGAAGAAGTCCAAGGATGGCCGCGCAGCGTATGGCGAGATGAACAGCACCATGCAGGAGCTGATTCGCGCCTTCCGCGATCTGCCAGGCAAGCATGTCTACATGTCGGCCAAGCTGGAGAAGTCTACCGACGAGATGGGCAAGATGCTTTACAACCCTGGCATGCCTGGCAAGAGCCTGACACAAGGCCTGCCTTACTTCTTTGATGAAGTGCTGGCGCTGCGTGTTGAGCGCGATGCCGAGGGTGTGACTCAGCGTGCTTTGATGTGCGACTCGGATGGCCTGTGGTTGGCCAAGGATCGCTCTGGCAAGTTGGAGGCTTGGGAAGCGCCTGATCTAGGTGCAATCATTGCCAAGATCGGAGGCAAAGCATGACCGCCAAGATTTTGCCCAATGACATGAACGAGCTGGCCAGCATGTGGCTGGCTGCTAAGAAGCAGGAAGAAGATGCGACAGCGGATCGACGCGATATTGAGGACCACATCAAGAAGCTGGCAACTATTGCCGAAAACCTTGAAGGCACAGAGACTGTCGAGCCTGGTCGATTCGAGATCAAGATCGTTGGCCGCATCGACCGCAAAGTCGACGGAGACAAGGTGCAAGAGCTTGCCGCTGAGTTCGGTCTGACTGATCACTTGGCCAAGTTGTTCCGCTGGAAGCCTGAGATCAACATGGCCATCTGGAAGGCAGCAGATGAGTCCATCACCAAACCGCTTGCCGGTGCAATCACGGCCAAGCCTGGCCGCCCATCTTTCAAAATTATCCCCAAGGAGTAAATCATGGCTTTTTTAAACGAAGAATTCAACGTCAACGAACTACCCCAAGGCAATGGCAACTTTGAGCCTCTGCCTGCTGGCTGGTACACCGCCACCATCTCTCAGTCTGAGTTAAAGGCAACCAAGGCTGGCAACGGTCAGTACATCAAACTGCGCTATGACATCACTGGCCCAAGCCACCAAGGTCGTGTGGTGTTTGGCAACTTGAACATCAAAAACGCAAACCCCAAGGCCGAGGAGATCGGTCGCCAGCAACTTGGAGACATCATGCGTGCCATTGGCTTGGCCAAGGTCACAGACACCGACCAGTTGATTGGTGGTCAGATCGCCATCAAGCTGGAGGTCAAAGATGACGCGCAGTACGGTGCAAGCAATGAGGTCAAGGGATTCAAGTCTGTGTCCGGTAGCGTAGCGCCAGCTGCATCCATTCCACAAGGCCAAAGCAATCCTGCTCCTGCCGCATCTGCCAAGGCCGCACCACCTTGGGCTAAGAAGTAAGCAAAAAAATGCCCAGACTAGCGCGAACTGGTCTGGGCAAACTCATCAAAGGAGAGACAACATGAAAATCCCTGAGCCAGATAATAGCATCCAGTCATTGATTGACAAGCACCATGAGACCATTGCCGAGGTGCCACGCCCACACCTTGGAGCCAGTACGCTTGGCCATGTGTGTGATCGGTGGCTGTGGCTGTCTTTCCGCTGGGCTGTGCAGCCGAGCTTCCCTGGTCGCATCCTGCGCTTGTTCAGGCGTGGCCACCAAGAGGAGGCCAACATCATCAGCGACTTGCGTGCCATTGGCATCGATGTGCGCAAGGTGTCTGCCCAGCACCGTGTCGACTTTGGCAGCCATGTCTCTGGCAGCATCGATGCGATCATCGACAAGGGTGTGCCAGATGCGCCCAAGTCCAAGCACATTGCCGAGTTCAAGACCGCATCCAAAAAAGCATTTGACGATCTGGAGAAGAATGGCGTGGAGAAGTCCAAGCCTGAGCACTTTGTGCAGATGCAGGTCTACATGGCAGGCACTGGCATCGATCGTGCGCTGTACTTGACGGTTTGCAAAGATGATGACCGCATCCACACCGAGCGCGTGAAGTTCGACAAGGATGTGGCAGGCAAGGCCATTGCTCGCGGCCAGCGCATTGCTTTGAGTGACCGCATGCCTGAGCCGATCAGCTCAGATGCGAGCTGGTATCAGTGCAAGTTCTGCGATGCACATGAATTCTGCCACCAGTCCAAGATCACTAAGCATGTGAACTGTCGCACCTGCGCTTTGGCCACACCGATGCCTGACTCGACTTGGCACTGCGCCAAGTGGGATGCTGAGATTCCTTTGGATTCCCAGCGCACTGGCTGTGAGGGTCATGTTCTGCACCCCGATCTGGTGCCTTGGAAGCGCAAGGATGGTCCGAATGAGTTCACTGCTGTGTATGAGATCAATGGCGTGAATCTGGCCAATGGAGACCCTGAGCAGGAAGGTGTTTGGGGTAGCAAGGAGTTGCTGGCCAATTCCGATGCCTGTGCCAGCGGTGATCCTCTGATTGCTGAGATGCGCAAGGACTTTGGTGGAAGGATTGTGGGATGAGCGAGTTCAAGTCTGTTTGGGTTCGACCTATTCCACCAAGACAAATTTGCGACAAGTTGGCCGTCTGTCAGTCTAAAAAATCACCAAGCTGTCCTGTTGGTGTGTGTAAATTTAAAAAACCTGTAAAGGCTAAAAATGCTGCGTGACTACCAACAGCGCACCATCGACGAGCTGTACCGATGGTTTGAGGCTGGCAACCAAGGCAATCCATGTTTGGTGCTGCCAACTGGTTCAGGCAAGTCGCACATCGTGGCTGCGCTGTGCAAGGATGCCTTGCAGAACTGGCCAGAGACTCGGGTGCTCATGCTCACCCATGTTAAGGAGTTGATCGAGCAGAATGCCGAGAAGATGCGCCAGCATTGGCATGGTGCACCGATGGGCATCTACAGCGCCAGCATTGGCCAGAAAAACTTAGGCGAGCCGATCACCTTCGCTGGCATCCAGTCGGTGCGCACCAAGGCGCGTGAGCTTGGCCACATCGATCTGGTGATCATCGACGAGTGCCACTTGGTCAACCACAAGGACGAGGGTGGCTATCGCAAACTGCTTGGCGAGTTGAAGGCCATCAATCCGCACTTGCGTGTGATCGGCCTGACTGCCACGCCTTACCGTTTGGGGCATGGCCTGATCACCGACAAGCCTGCGCTCTTTGATGATCTGCTCACGCCTGTCAGCATTGAGGAGCTGGTGTTCAAGGGGTATTTGGCCACGCTGCGCTCCAAGGTCACCAAGGCCAAGCTGGATGTGAGTGGCGTGAAGAAGCGCGGTGGCGAGTTTATCGAGTCCGAGTTGCAGGCCGCTGTGGATACCGACGACAAGAATCAGGCTGTGGTGCATGAGGTCATGGGCTTGGCCGGTGAGCGCAAAGCGTGGCTGTTTTTCTGTGCTGGCGTGAAGCATGCCGAGCACGTGGCCGAAGTCCTGCGCCAGCATGGTGTGACCGCTGAATGCGTAACTGGCGAGACACCAAAGAAAGAGCGCGAGCGCATGTTGGCCGATTTCAAGGCAGGCCGTGTGCGTGCACTCACCAATGCCAATGTGCTGACCACAGGCTTTGACTATCCCGACATCGATCTGGTGGTGATGCTGCGCCCGACCATGAGCGCCAGTTTGTATGTGCAGATGGCAGGCCGTGGCATGCGTGTGAAGTCTCACACCGATCATTGCCTGGTGCTCGACTTTGCCGGTGTGGTCGAGTCGCATGGTCCGATCACAAATGTGCAGCCACCCAAGAAGGGAGGCGATGGCAATGGCGAGGCACCAGTCAAGGTGTGCGATCACTGTGGAGAGCTGGTGCACATCTCGGTGATGCTTTGCCCTTCATGCGGTGAGCAGTTTCCTGAGCCAGTAAAAAAATCGATGGTGTTGCGTAATGACGACATCATGGGTCTGGATGGCCAAGAGCTGGATGTGACGAGCTGGACATGGCGCAAGCACATCAGCAAGGCCTCTGGCATCGAGATGCTGGCCGTGACCTATTACGGTGGCCTGAGCGATACGCCAATCACCGAGTATTTGCCAATCATGCATGAAGGGTATGCAGGCCAGCGTGCAATGAGCCAGCTGCTGAGCATTGCCAACAGTGCCAGCATTGTGCCTGGTGGTCTGAATGTGAAGACGCTCGAAGACATGGTGCAGAACATGAACATGGCCACGCCACCAAAGATGATCGAGTATCGCAAGGATGGGAAATTTTTTAGGGTAATGAAAAGGAGTTGGGAATGACAGTTGAAGAACAAATGAATCGAATGCACAAGCTCAAGGTTTGTGATGTGTGCAGTCGTGAGGCTGATCCTCTTGGTGGTGTCACGGTGCGCACCAAGTGGCATTGCGCTCGGTGCTGGGTGAAGCTGATGCAAAGGGGTCTGAAATGAGCCGACCACCAGAGCCACAATTCTTGGTTGACTACCGCGAGTGGATCAAGGCCGGTCCACCAAAGTGCTGCCACACCTGTGAGATGTACGGCACAGATGGCCTGTGCACCGAGTTCTTCATGACACCGCCAGCCGAGTTTGCTGCCGAGGTGGATGCCTGCCCTAAGTGGGAGCCAGAATGTCCGTTCTAGGCCGTATTCCAACCGAGCATGAGGAGCAGCGCGAGCTGGTGCGCTGGTTTCGCCAGACTTGGCCAGGCGTGCGCATCTTTGCCATTCCCAATGGTGGCGCTCGCAGTCCGGCCACCGCTGGCCGCTTGAAGGCCGAAGGTGTTTCCTCTGGTGTGCCTGATCTTTTCATTCCTGCTTGGGGGCTTTGGGTAGAGATGAAGCGCACTAAGGGTGGCAGTCTGAGTGCCGAGCAGAAAGACTGGATTGCCTATCTTGAAAGTGTGAGATTCTGTTGTATAGTGGGAAAAGGTGCTGATGATGCCAAGGGCAAACTTCAGGCCTTTTTTAACCAACACAAGGACAATTTATGAGCACTCGCATTTATGTCGTCACCGATGTGGAGACCAACCGCCACCGCCTGATTCGCGCTGGCAACCAGGCACAGGCCATTCGCCATGCTGCACAGACTCGCTTCGATATTGAGGTGGCTGGCCAAGAGGACTTGGTCAGTTTGCTGACCAATGGCGTGCCAATTGAGCTGGCCGGTGCTCCTGCCACTGCTGACATGTTCGAGGATGCAATCGAAAACGCTGGAGGGACTGACTGATGAAAATCTTTATTGATGGAGAGTGGAACAGCTACGGTGGCGAGTTGATTTCGCTGGCGCTAGTTGCAGAAGATGGACGCACATTTTATGAGGTGCTTGGCTGCGACAATCCTGACCCTTGGGTTGCTGAAAACGTGATGCCAAAACTTGGAAAACCGTGGATCACTATGGAAAGTCTGCAAGAGCAACTGGCCATTTTTCTTAATCAGTTCGACACAGTGCAGATCGTTGCCGATTGGCCAGAAGACATCATGTGGTTTTGCAAAGTGCTTATTACTGGACCAGGCACAAGATTAGACACGCCACCATTGATGATGGGAATTTTGCGTGTGGATACGATTTCAGAAAATCCACATAACGCATTGGCAGATGCATTGGCTTTGCGTGATTGGTATTTTCCAGAAGGGAGTGACGCATGACTACCGCAAAAATCAAAGATCGCTACATGACGATCAGGCTTCCTGCCGATATTGAGATCGAGCTGCGCAAAATGGCCGAGCGCAACACGCGCACTTTGGCTGCGCAGATTCTGCACTGCGTCAAGATGGAATTGGAGCGCCAGCAAGCACAGGAGACCAAAGCATGAAAAAGCAGATTCACATCAGCATTGAAACGCTGATGCACAAATGGCCAGTGTTTGGCATTGGCTTTGCCAATGGCGAGTTCTTTTTGTCTCTGTGGCTGGTAGATGTGCGCATGTGGAGAGGTTACTGATGCAAAAAAAGAAGCGCCAGCAGCGGAGAAAGTACTACACCATCATGGACGAGATGATGGCCAGTCCAACTGAGCCATTGCCTGTTGTGCATCGCACGCACCAACTCACCATGATGTATGAGGGCTTGAATGCAATGGAGACAGCGACAACGCCCACCACGGACGACTGGCGTGTGGTCTCTGATGCAGTCAACCTTATGGAGACGCTGGTGCTCGACATGAAGGTCTGCGAGGATTCTGGTGGCTTGCTCATGGATGCCATTACCGCTTTGGCGGTCGCTGGCAAGCGAAACAGAGCCGGTGGCTCCATCCGTATGGATGGGGCTGGAATTAAGTCTGTACGTGCCATCCTGAGCGACTATGCCGAGCTTCTGGATGTTCTGCCTGCTCGGGTAATGATTCGCTGCCACAGATTGACCGAGAAACGCCTGCATGAGCTGCTGGATGGCAAGCGCAGGCCGCACGATGTGGAGATCACATCGCTCTAAGTGTTTTTACCTAGTTGCATTGATTGTGTGTATTTGTGGTATAGTGTGACCACATTAACCAGCAAGGAGCTGACCATGAACATCAAACGCTACCAAGTCATTTTGGCCGTAATCGGCATCATCATCGCCATGAGCATCGTTGGCCAGTCTGATCTTGAGGAGGCCGAGCGCCAGCAGGCTGAGTACTGCGAGATGGTCAAACTGTGGAAGCAGACCAAGGGCCAAGCAGGTTGGCCAGCCTACAACGGTGAGGGGATGTGCAGATGACCTGCAACCAAAACTGTCGCCAAGGCCGGGACTGCAACTGCGCAGGCTGGCATGTGGTGCCGCTGAACGATCTGCGCGATCACGAGGCCAACGGCAGTTGCTTTTGCAAGCCGACACTGGACGATGGTGTGTGGCTGCACCACTCGATGGATGGCCGCGAGAAGTTTGAGACTGGCGAGCGCCAGCCTTCTTAGGCAAAAGGCCTGGTGCCTGCCTTGTCAATGATCAGCGCCTGCTTGCGTGGGCTGGTGTCCTCGCTGTTTGGAATGCTGATGTGGGTCCAGCGATCAAACTCACGAATCACTTGATCGTATCCAATGCCGCTGTCCACGATCTTGCGCACCACCTCGTCTGGTGTCATGCCTGGCACTCGAAAGTCACAAGCACAGCCGGTCCGATGCTGGCTGGAGTCTTTGCTTCCAACCGCATCATTGACGAGCTTTGTGCGCAGACCTGAGCTGATCATGATCGGCTTGCCACCAAGCACCACCTTCACCTGCTCCAGAAAGTCTGCCAAGCGCGTCAGATTGGCCAGCTCGGTGTCATTTGGGCTGTTGTCCCAGCCGTTGCGCTCTGCTGTCTCGCTGGCCGTCAGTTCTTCAAGTGTGAAATGTGGTGTCAGGTTCATTTTGTTGTCCTGGAGAGGATGTCAGTCTTGGCTTGTGATCCAGCAGACGAGCCAAAGTAGTATGCAATGATTCCCGTCCAGGCGGTGCCCAAGCTGCCCAACATCATCAGGATGGCTGGATTGCTGCTGTCGATCTGGTTGAAGAACATCATCACCATGATGCCAAAGAAGCCGATGGTTACTGCGCCAGCCAAGATTGGTGGCATCATTGAACGAGTCGTGGCCTGCATTTCTCTTGCGCTCTTGCGATCCTCGACCTCCAGCTTTTCAAAGTTCAGGCCCAACTCCTGAGCCTGCTTTTGCAGATCGATCTCGGCCAGCTTAACCTGAGCAATCTGCTCGGCTGTCAGTTTGTTGTTGGAGATCAGATCACCCACCTTCGCCTCATCTACGCCAATGGCCTTGGATATGGCAGACACGGCCATGCCTGCCAGTGGGCCACCAAGGGCAGTGGCGATGGTGGGTGCAATTTGTTTGAGCCAGTCCATATCAGTTAGCCTTTCATGTGAAAACTTAAATTGGGGTGGCGCGGATACTGCACAACGCGTTCACCCTCGGGGCATTTGTACTTGATCGTCGCCAGCAAGGTTGCCTTGCCCTCAGCAATTTTCTCTTTTTGCACCATTGTGAGTTGATATGTGAATGTATCAATTTCTGGCCCTGCTGGGCCGCTGAATCTGCTTGCAGTGGTGGTTGCCTCATGCACCATGCCTGCTGCGTCCCGAATGCTTGGGGTGAAGCTCTCAACAGAGCAGTCGTCTCGCTTCTTGATCCGCGCAACGGTGACATTGATGGGCTGTCCAGCCTCCGATACGATTTTGAAATGTTCTGGTGACCACTCAATGATTGCACGATCGAACCAACCGAACTTGTCGGCCAATGTGTAACTGCCACCTAGTGCGGCAACGCTTGCGGCAACTGCTCCAATGGCTTTGGTGAGATCAATCATCTTTTTTCCTTTCGTCTTCCACTTGCTTGCGCAGTTTTTCCACCTTTTCCATCTGGGCCTTGGCCTCGCGCTTCACCACCATCGTGTCCACCATCATCATGCCGACCAACGGCAAAATCAACACAAACACAAACGCGAACAGAATCAAAACAAAGATATATCCCGACGATGGAGACTTATCAACCACATTAGGCATATCAGGTAGGCGACCACGAAAGCCACCAGCACCGTTTCCAGCACCCTGTCCAGTATCTGATTTTTTAACCTTTGTCGCCGCCATTCTGCTACTCGCTTTTTGTGCAGTTCCTTTGCGTTGTCCTCGGCTTTTTGATCTAGCAGCCGCTGATACTCTTCAACGATTTCACGCCAGAGATCGGGCATTCCCATCTCCCAGCGCACCATTCTCTCAAGATCGGCATAAAACTGCTTGGTTTGCCTGAGATACATTACATTGTCGATGGCTTGGGTGGCCAGGTCGTCTTTGATTCCTTTTCGCTTGTTTTCTTCGCGCTGAACCTCTGCCTTTTCATGCCCAGATTCCAGTTCGGCTTGGCCTTTGAAGAAACTTGACAGAGCGCCGCCGACCTCGCTGGTGATCTTGGTCAAATCATTGCCGGTCTTTTTCAGGTCTTGATAAACAGCAACAAACCCTTTGATTCCCTCGTATGCCGTTCTGCACAAGGCAAATGCCGTGATGGGGTCAATTTACAGCCCCAGTATTTTTTTGACCAGTTCACCAGCAAAGCCAGGGCCAAGCAACACAGCTGCAATCACCACATAAAGCAAGTACTCGATGCGGGTCATGCGCTGTGAACCTGACGCAAACGACTTTTCAATGGCGGTGTACCTTTCGGCACAAACCGCCTCATGAACCGCCAGTCGTGTATCGGTATCCTCAAGCATCAGAGACCTTGGCCTGGCGTGATGTACACCGTGGCCGCTGCGCTGGACAAACCACTGAAGTATGTGTCTTGGTTAAATCGCAGGATTTCAACTGCACCAGGCACCAGCACGATGGCTGCCGATGGCGTACCAGCCACAGGAGCCACAGCGTTGGCTGTTGCGTCTGTTGCGTTTGGCCCAGTGCCCAAGAACACAGTGGTGGTTCCTGCGTTGATGAAGCGATACTGACCTGCGTTCTGCGGGTCAAACTTGGCATATACAGGCGCTTGGATTCCAGCAGGTGCTGATGCAGCTGCTGCCACCACAATGGTCTTGCCAAGTGGTGCAAATGCGATTTGTGAGTTACCAGCCATTTCAGACTCCTTGTGCAGCGATGGCTGCTTCGTATGCTGCGATCACGCCAGCAGTGTGCACCGCAGCGCAAATGGCTTGCACACGTGCATCTTGGCCAGCATAGTCATGACCTGGAGCAACGACATGGCGGTGAAACGTGCCACTGATCTGCTTGCCATCTTCCAAAATTGATGTGCGAGTGCGAACTTGCACAGAGCCATTTTCTATCACTTCAATGCGGTCAACAATTTCAATTTTTTCTAGCATGATGCTTTCCTTTCTTTCCCAAGAATCCACTTGGGCTTTGGTTTAACAATCGGTTGCGCCAGCAAATTCTGGCAGAGATTTTAAATACACATATGCTTGTGCAATTGGATTTGCGCCATCAATGTCGTATTCGCAAGTTTGCAATGCGTCTGAAATCCAAGAGGTAGAACTTGCATCTTTGTAGTTGCGAAGATGGAAATCAATGCGTTTTTTGCTTTTGTCAATTGTGACAAACTCAACGCGATGATATGCGTCATTTATTGAGACACCAATTTGCGTATCCACTGTTTTTTTAAAAGCCACTTTTTTCTCCTTAATGTGTAAAGACTTCGACACGCCAAGTTAAAACAGTTGGCGTTAAAGCACCTGCTGTTGTATTTTGGATTGCGACAGTAACTGTATCGTCTGCGCTGACATAAGCAAACCATAACAAACCAGTTTGAATAATTCCATTGACAGGTGTTGCAATAACGCTTGCTGAATCAGTTGTAGCTCTCACTCCTGGAACAGAAATGGTTGCGCCATCGCGTGCGCCACCAGCAATGGATGGGAATGTCAATTGCGCGGCATTGGTCAAATGTCTTGCAATTCCAGCACCCACACTTCCGATCTTCAGGCCACCATTTAATTGCCAGAATACTTGCTGTGTAAATCCACTGAATGACAAAGGGACACCAACTGTGGAGTTCTGCATTCCGTAAATTTCCACAGACAGTGGATTGTATGCAGGATTCGAATGCAGTCGAATATTTGATCGCGCAGAATTCGGTGAAACAGCGCATCCAAAAAACCGTAATTGACCTTGTGGTGCAACGCCTATTGAACCTGGTGTCCACTCTTGCAAGTCAAACAAATATGCTGCTGGCAAATTGGCTGAAAACAAACAGTTATAAAAGGAGACACCCTCAAAAATTTCAGAGCCTACAGGCGCAACAGACAACATACTTCCAGTGATGCCTTCAAACCAGCAGCTGTAAAACTTTGCACCCCACACCCCGTGAGTACATCGAATTGGCGTGATCGCCTCACTGACAACCCATCCAAATGCTTCAACTGATCCAGAATTTGCCAAACTGATTGCCGCGCCAAATGTGCCTGGGTCATAAACAACACGGCACGTTCCACCAAATATTTTTTGAGTTGGTGCAGCAAAACGATAGCCAATATTAAAACCAGATATGCGAACACGGTGAAACTCACCATCGTTCAAATCATTCAAGC